GCCCGGATAGGCACACTCCCCCGTTTCGTGAGAAACGTTCAATGTGTCTCGGTGTCTTTCGGTAACCGACCGTCTGATCTAGGTTGTACATGTGGCCTGCAGTGACACTAGGTATTAACCAGTGTCTTGAGGGCTAACCATACCCTCCAGAGTCCACACGTTACCACACGTGAAGAGATCCATCTCTAGTAGGTGGGTCAAACACTAGTAGTTCCATATCATCTTCGACATATTGTCGAAGTTGGTTGAACGTACGTAGTAACGAAGTTACTTCCTTCTTAGTAAGGTTGTTAATGTTAGAAACATTAAGTTCCCCAAGATATCCGTATACCTCTCAGAGGTTCCCCATATCTCCGAATTTCGGAGTTGACTCAGCTATTTCGACGTAAGCACGACGATATAGTCAGGGTCAGGGACTCATCAATCTAAGTATGAAGTGATAAACCTTCATAGGGCCAAAGCTATCTCCAGAACATTGCCATACATATGGTCAAAGTTCCTCGATTCTTTGCTTAGCATCTTTAACAGCCTTGGTGTGACGTTTCTTAATTAGGGAGCACAAAGCTCCATAAAGAAGAAGACGTTTCGCCTCTTTAGGTAAATCGTTGAAATAATTAGCTGTCATCCCTCCTCTCGGAGCGACTTCAGCATTTACAACGATTAGACCCTTCGGTCCTGTTAACGCGTGAAGCCCAAAGTCCAAAAGGTTAGGTTTATTTCCTAACTTCAAGGACAGTTTATACGCCACGTCACGGAATTCAACGAGCTTACGTTCGAATGCCTCAGCCAAAAGCAAAGGGAGTAAACCAGGATTGTGACAAGACGCCACAATAAGCCCTGGTCCTAGGATTGAATAGTCATCTCCATCGAGGTTAACAAGTCTCTTAGCAAACTCTAAGTAGCTAGAAGCTACAAATGATTTACTAATAGAAATCTTAACACCTAAGGAGTTCATAATAGAAGCGTACTTATCTCCAATAGAACTATCAACAACGACATCGTCACCTAATACAGCGTAAGGAAGTTTTGAACCTCCAGACGCATGTACTATAAAATGGTGAGTTATCGCTAAAGATGCTCATGAGGAATAAGCACCCATAGGTTGACCAACGGCATAATTAATTAATTTGCCCTGGTAACCCATTGGGAAACGCATGACTTTTGATCACATCTCAGAGAATTCTTCTCCGAAAATGATACCAATCACGTCCTTTTGAATCTGGAGCGGCAGACGATCTGTCGCCGCACTTAAGTCATAAGAACTCAAGAGCGTTCCTTTAGATTCAGAAATAAGGTTAGAAATAACTTTCTTCTGATCAAAGGTTCCATCTGTAGGTAATTTCTTCAAGATTCTAAATATAGAATCATGAAGGGGTTTCAGCGCAACTTGTATCCAGTAGTTAGTTATTCCAATCACCCGGGATTTACCGGCTGTTGAAGTAATCACTGCTAGACGACCAAGTAAGAAGCGAGGTTTCCCTCTCAAAATAAAGAAAGGGAGACCCACTATCAAAATTGCGTAAAGGCTCGCAAGAACCAACCAAGCTCTTTGATAAATCAAGAACTTAGTGAAGTTTTGCAGATACCCAAGATCGTGATAAAACGCCTGAGCGTCTGACACGGATCCCATGATCGATTGCCCACCATTTGGTGAAGCAGAGTTTAGCATAAGGAAACGAGGTTTGGATAATTTATATTCAAACTTTCGTATATCTCCTAGCGCTTTGATGCCACTTCAGCTCCGGTTTAAAACCTGAGGTGAAAGTGATTCAGTGATTCCGTCGAACCCATCAACAATAGTTGATAAGTCGACTTTAGGGAATCATGGAATACATCGATGCACTCCTAAAAGAGTAGTAACTCCGATCGCGATTCTCCTGTCACTTAAGATAATCAGTCTCAAGGAGTGAGGAATAATCATTGGAAGACCTCTACTGTCGGTTTTGACCCTCACTTTATTATCAGTGAAGGCTTGACCTGCGATTGCGAATTGAGTATAAGTGTAACAATCCTTTAGATATTGAAATATAAATCTAAAGTTTCGTCTCTTAGACTGTCCCGTATAAAGGGACATAATCCGCTTTCACAGAAGAGTGAATTCTGACCGATGTGATAAACCTAGCGACCAGAAGCAAGTATTGAAATAGACCCAAGAAATCTTGGAGCTAAATCAAGGCGTTGCTTTTGAATATTTCATAGTGTTATTAATTATTTTAGTAGCATTTTATGAATTATTTATCAGCATGTCATATAGTCCTATGTCGAGTCGTTAAGGGGCGCTAACCCTCTTGACTAATCGGTATTTTACTACCAAAAGCTTTTATGACCGCTGCCGGAACTTTACCGGATAGCTCAACCTAGACCCATACCCCCGATAATAAGGGCATGGATCTACGGCTTGATCGCTCGGAAGAATCCGAGGGAAGGCCAGGCTGGGATAAAGAGCGTTGCTCCCCCGTGACGGAGGGAGCGAGTCCTTTAGGG